GGTTTTGTGGGCGATGAAGATGCTTTCCGTACTCCAGATTCGGTGGTTGCCATGGTACAACCAACTATTATGTTGACTGAAGAAGGAGCCATGGACAGTGGCATAGGCCAACTAATGCAAGCTCTTTCTGACGACGTTGCCATGATGGGTCCTGAAGGCGAACCTACGCCTGTAGGTCAGGGCGTGGGCGAGTTATTAATGCAAGGTCAACCTGAACCAATGCCTCCAATGCCACAAGAAATGATGATGGCGTTTAACGGAGGACCCGTTGTAAAAAAGTACGCAGACGGTGACCCGGAAGGGGTTACAAAACAGGTAACCGCTCAAGATTTAAGGAATTATTTTACCACTCAACTTTTAGCACAAGGGATGGGCGGCACTCAACCGTCACCAGCTCAAATAGACACGTTGTACGAATCGTATCTTCCTGATTTACAAAGAATATTAGGAGACACGGATGAGTTACGAAAACAACGCGAAGGTCTTCGTATGGCCGAAGCAGGTTTTCAGCTTGCAACCGGGCGTGATAAAAGCGGTAAAAACATTTCAGGACAACCTTTTCTTTCTCAGGTAGGGTCAGCTTTCCAGACTTTTGCTGGTGGAAGAGCAAAAGACCTTGAAGCAGACAGGACTCGGGATTTAGCAATTAGAACCATGGCTTACAAACAAGCTGTGGATCAACAAAAATTCCAAAGAGAAACAAAAAGTAGCCTTAATCAAGCTTTATTAGGCGCAGCAGCTAAAAACTTATTTGATCCCGGAGAGTATTCAATCTCAACCATTGCTAATGCGGATGGTAGTGAGACTCCTGTACGAATAGACAAGAAATCAGGAGCTGTAACAGCTATTCCCATGAACGCAGTTCGCCAAAACGTTTTAAGCTTTGGGTCAGGTAAGAAAGGCGACTTTATTCGAGTGTTTGGCCTTAACTCCCCTGACTACGGTTCAGGACGCATGAGTGCTAATGATGTAAACGTTTTTGAGCAAGGGCTTAGCACGTACCTTAATCCCATAACGCAAGAGGGCGGTGTTAGTGTTTTTGAAAATGCTTTACCTAAGTCAGTAGCGATTAACATTTTGCAACGACTCGAAGGAGAATTTCCTACCAACCTTGATCAAAGAATTGTTAATGAAGCTCAACGAGTTGCTGCTCTTAGCCCAGAAGAATCTTTCTTTGAGGCAAGCGATTCAATAATTGCACCGCTTTTAATTCAACCCGGCATGACTTTTGAACAATCCTTTGATGCGTTGTCTTCTGTTAAAAGCGGTCTTAACAACATGGTAATTTACGCGTCCAGCCTTGCAAACATGCGACCTGACATAATTAATAAAGCTCGAATTAAAAATGAACAAGCTTTAGTTACTTTATTAAATCGAGTTAAACGAACATTTAGAGCGGATTTAGTTGGAAAGCCATTTGCCAGTGACGCTGAATCTTTAATTCAAGAAGTAGAGCCGCTTGATCCAAATACTTTGTTTACCAACTCTGAAAAAGCTTACGCCGTAGCTGATTCAATGCAGACTATACTTCGTAAAATGATAGTTGATCGAGACAAGATACTAAACAACCCGAGAGCTTCAGAAACAGATCGGGCAGACGCTGAAAAAATGGTAGGACGGTTAGAGTGGATGGAAGAAAACTTTAAAAACTTACTTAGAGGATTTGTTCGTATTCACGGAGACACTCTCCGGACACAAAAACCACTTGGCATCAATACACCTGCAAGCTCTGTCATAACCGATGAAGACGTGGTGCCCTTGTAATGGCTGAAACAAATTATGAATTTGTAGAAAATGTAGGGTTCCAACCTGTTGAAGAACCCGTTGAAACACCCCCTCTTTTTTCTTTTCCCGAGGCGGACAGCGGCAATCGCTTTGAATTAGACAGCCTTGTTCCAAAGCTCCAGCAACACGGGCCAACTAAAATTGCCAAGACTTTGGCGTTAAGGGTGTTTGGAGACTCTAACCGGGGAATTGAAGGAACAGTAAGCAACGACCAAGGAGCGGAGGCTTATGAGTTTTTTCGTAACCAAGGGTTAAATGATTTTCAGATTATTAACGGCTTGGCTAATTTTCCTCGTGAAAACATAGACATAGACAAAGCTTTGTCAGAACTTTCTTCTGTGCCGGGAGCTGACTATGAAACGTCTATGCGGGATTTGGCTCGTTATTTTGGCACCGAGCTGGGTGTAGATTATTTAGAAATGGAAGGCTCTCAAGGAGCTAGGCCAGAAGATTTAATTGAGCTTATAGCTAATGTCCGAAGACCCGGAGCAGAAGAAGAGTTTAAAACACAACTTGTTAGAGGTTCTATAGTTGGGGCACCTTCCGCTGCAGCTGCTACGAAAGCGTTTGTAGCAACATCTCCAATGGGTCCTTACGTGTCTGTTCCTGCAGCGTTAGTTGCTGGTTTAGCTACGGGGATAGGAGTTGGTCTTGGTCAAGAGTATTTTTTCCCGCAAGATCCCGCTATTGGACAACAAGCTAGAATGGCAGGTAAAGCGGGACGTGTTATAGGCGAAGGCGCACCCTTTTTAATGCAACCTGTTGCTTTAAACAGATTAAATAATTACTTTTTAGACCAATTAAAATCCAAATTGCCTGCGCCACGAACAAGCCAACAATTGCTAGAAGGACCGGCAGGCTCTACTGTGGCAAGACAAGCTGCAGATAGACCTTTATTTGTTGATCCAAAAGGCGAAGTTACTGCCGTAAACCCTTACATAGGAGACTTTTTAAAAGCCTCTCAAAAAAACCCCAAGTTGTATTATGGGTTAGAAGCAGGAATGGTGGGTTCTAGTGCAGTAGGAAGTGCCGTAGCCGAACAAATGGCTCCGGGACAATTAGGACCGCAATTAGCGGGAGAATTGTTAACACCAGCAGGCACGTTTCTTGGGGTTAATTTTGTTTTCCCGTACCTTCGTAATAAATTACCTAACTTAAAAGGGGTAAAAGAAACTTTTTCTGAAGAAGCTGTAGAACAAAGAGCTGGGCAAGCACTCCGTGCTGCTCTCATTAATTTAAACGAAGACCCAGACAAGCTTATTCAACAACTACAAAGTCCTGAGTTTGAAAAAACATTTAACGCCGCTAAGGATGATTTTTATACAAAAATACTTCCTCAGTGGAAAGAGATGTCTCCAGAGCAGTTAGAAAGCTTTGGTATAAATAGGGAGCAGCAACAACGATTCCTTACTTCTGGGGAACTTCCTGTCTTTGGGTTAACTCCGGCACAGGTAACCGATAGCTATGGGCTAAGCGTGTTGGAAAGAGCAGCCGCTAGGTTGCCCTCACCAGCAGCCACGGACCCCGAAGCACCGGCCACGGTTCCCGGGTTAAGTCAACAACGACAAAACGTTCAGAATGAAAACGCTTTAAAAACGCTCATAGAGTCGCTTGTATACATAGGCAATCCCGAAGCTTTACAAGAAGCTGGAAGATTACGACAACATTACTTTGAACAAAAAATCCAACAACGGATAGAAGACGCTGGGAAAAGAGCGCAATTTGCAATAGATCGTTTACCTAGAACTACCCCAGAACAAGAACGAGACGCTAGTCGTATTATTTTTGACAACATGATGGTTGCGTTAAAGCAAATTCGTGAGCAAGAAAGCAAGCTTTGGGAAAAAATCCCTACAAACATAGAAGTCGGAGCAAACGATTTAGCAGACACCATACAAAAAGAACTGGACAAAACAACTAAAGAAACTATAAGTGTCGGGGGCTTTCCTAAATTAGCTATTCAAATAATGAAACGATTTGAGGAAGACCCTTCTGAATCTTCACGAAGAAACATACAACAATCTTTAAATTTACTTCGTGACAGAAAACAAATAATTCCGCCAAACCGAGAACAAGGCGATTTTTTTGAAAGAGTGGTTTACAACGACCCAGATGAAACCCTTATTGCTTCGCTTCAAGAAAACATGCCAGAAGAAGTTATGGCCGTGCGCCCCGGGAAGGTAAAGGGCCTGTTTAATCTGGACGATCAAACTCGCAAAGATTTTGGCAGAAGCCCTTTAAGTCGGATTGATCTACAAAAATATGAAAAAAGGCTGGAGTATGAGCTAAACCAGCTTCCTGAAGAACAAGCTAAAGATCCAATTACCTTTAACGAGTTGTTGGATTGGCGCAGTCAGTTCTTGTTAGGGGC